GCGCCACGAGCACAAGGTCAGGCCGGATCGTCACATCCGTCCCTGCCCGCGCAGGGCCGGCGCACCTTCCTGCAGCTTCCGCAGATCCACGATCCGCATGTGCGGCCACTGCAGCAGCAGCTGCACCGCGCGTCGAGCCGCGAGCGCTTCGGCGAGCTGCACCGTCAGCTCGTGCGGGTTCGCGATGTTCATCGCCGACACGCGCCCGGCGAAGTTTTCGTTGCCCCACTCGTGCGCCGCAAACGCTTGCAGCAGCGCCCAGCCGTCTGACGTGATGAGCGCTTCGAGCGCGTCGAGCGCGTCCTTCGTGTGGTCGTCCATCGGCATCACTGCACCCCCGGCGGCACGTTCGGCATGCCCAGCTCCTCAGGTACCTGCGGTTGGCCTCCACCGGCGCCGAGCTGCGCGAGCAGCGCCATCAGCTGCGGCGGCAGCTGCACGCCTCCGGCGCCCGGCGGCATGCCTGGTGGCGGGCCTCCGGGCGGCATTCCCGGTGGCATTCCCGGCGGCGGGCCTCCCATGCCGGGCGGCGGCATCCCCGGAGGCATTCCGGGTGGTGGCCCCGGCGGCATGCCCTGCGGCGGCGGCGCGCCGGGCGGCATTCCGGGTGGCCCCGGAGGGGGCGCGCCAGCGCCCGGCTGGCCCGGGGGCGGGCCGGGCGGCGGCGGGGGCTGCAGCATCTGCATGAGAATTTCCGGCGGCGGGAGGAACGCTTGCCGATCAGGCACGCGATAGACGCGCAGACACTGTTCCCAGAGTGCGCGCACGGCCTCGGGTGTCGACAGGAGCTGCTGCAGGGCAGGAAACATCTTCATCAGCCCGCCGAGCGCCTGCAGGAAGCCGTTGAAGTCGGCCCTGAGCTGCACCATGTTGGCTGTCTCGACCGAGCCGCGTGGCTTGCCGTGAAAGTTCCCGCGCAGCAGGTCGGCCGTGAAGCGCCCCTGCGGCACCAGCTGGTCGACGCCGCGCGAGGCGAGCGTCTGCATCACACCGTAGGGCGCGAGCGCGGCGGCAGGGTCGTCTTCGAGCGCGCGCAGCCAGTACTCGTGCCGCACCTGGAACAGCTCCTCCATCGTTTCCTGCAGGTAGCGCACGCACTCTTCCATCCGCACCGCGCTCTGTTCGGTCACCAGCTGCACTTCGCCGAGCGTGCGGTCCTCCTGCGGGTTCACGCCGAGCGCGACGTCGTTGATGCCGCTGACGCGTTCCGCTGCCGCCATCACGTTCTGCTCGCGGTTGATCGTCGAGGCCGGCACGTCGGGTACCTGAAACGGCTGGATCTCGTTCGGGTCGCGCACGTCGATCACCGCGCGCGGCCCCCACGGCTGCGCCTGCGGATCCCAGAGCGCGCCCTGCACGCGTTTGAGCGGGACATTGGTCGCGACCGCGCTGCGATCCGCGATCATGTTCCTCAAGGCCATGTGCTCTTCGGCGAGCGAGGCGAGCTTGCCCGTGAAGCTGTAGCCGTAGAGGGAATTGCTGCGGGGGAACGGTGTGAACAGCCGGAAGCGCGCGGCGCCGACGTCGTCGTGCTGAATCCGCAGGATCACGCGCGACACCGTCGACAGCGTCACGACGTACCACTCTTCGAGGCCGTCGTCGTCGAGGTCGCAGAGCACGAGGCACTCCCAGAGTTCCTTCTCGACGGTCGTGTCGTTCTGCGGCGCGATGGTCTGGCCCCGCTCCAGCGCTTGCGTGTTCATCGTGCGGTCGGAGGTCGACGACAGCTGGTCGACGTGCTGGTAGAACCCTTCCTGCTCGCGCGCCTCCAGCTCCGGGATCCGGCGCCAGAAGCGCTTCGCGTAGCCCCAGACCTCGCTGGCGTCAGCGGCGTGGCCCGGCAGCACGAGAAAATCGCGCAGGCTCACGAGGCGATACGACGGCCCTCGGCGCACGACGCCGTGTTCGGTGACGAGCACGTCGGCCTGCGGTTCGTCGCCAGACGCGGGCGGTTGAAAGCGCCCGTCCTCGCCGTAGATCGGCTGCGGTTTGCCTTTGCCGTCGAGCAGCATCGAGCCGTCTTCAGCGGTCTGCACCTTCGCGCTGACGGTTTTGCGGCTGATGCGGGGTTCGACGCGTTCGGTGACTTCGAGGACGCCCGTGCCCTCGATGAGTGCCTGGTGGAAGACCTTCCCGAGGGTCGCCTGCAGCCGTTCCTCTTCGACTTTCCACTGATGGAACTCTTCGACGGCCGGCGCCTTGCTCGCGCTCTCGCCCCAGCCCTCGACGATCCACACGGGTTCGACAAAAATCGTTTTGACGAAGCGCGCGCGCAGGGCATCGACCTTCTCGGTGACGAGAAACGTCGACAGATCCGCCGCGCCGGGCCACGGCAGCTGCGACGGATGCCGCCGGCCCTGCTCGTAGAGCCACTGCCAGTAGTCGATGTCGCCGCCGGGCTGCACGATCGCGCTGCGCGCCTGCCGCGCCAGCTCGATCTCATCGGTCAGCCAGCTCGCGAGTGCCTTGACCTTCTCGTCGTCGAGGTCGACCTCGAATGCGGCGCGTCGACGGGCGCCGGCCGTGTTCGGTGCGGTGGGGTAGGCCACTGCATGCGTCTTTCTCCCCCCGTTTTTGGTCGTCCTCGAGCTGCTACGTGACTTCACGTAGCGCGTTACGGTGATCTACGTAATTTCGAGCTCAGAACTCCTCATAGAGGTGCTCGAAGCAGCGCCAGAGGTCCGCGAGCGCGATCTGGTAGCCGCGCCAGTAGCCGACGTCCTGCCCAGCGGCCTGATATTTCTTGATCCGGTCATCATTGTGCGCCATCAGCTCGCGCAGCACGTTCGGCAAGCCCTTTTCCGGGTCGCCGACCTCGTCTTGTCGCTCGACGGTGCCCGTGACGCCCGCCGGCAGCGCGCGTCGACGCGGTTGACGTGTCAGCATGGCGCCTCCTACGAAAACAACGGCAGCGGCGCCGTCCACTGCAGCCCCTTCGGCACCTTGATGTCGCTCCAGCGCGAAAAGCAGGTGCCGTCCACCGAGTCGCAGCCGATCTTCTCGGCGTAGTGCATCCGCGCACGCGTATTCACGCGCCCCATGTGCACCCACTTGCCGTGCGCCTTCGCGTAGCCGGCGAGCGAGCGCGCCTCGGCGCCCAATTTCCACTCGGTCGACCCGCCGATGAAGAGCGCCTGCAGCTCGCGCCACGGCACCTGGTCGTCGACGAGGCCGTCCTGCGCCACGAGCGCGACCGGCAGGTCGTGCGCGCGCACCACCGGCGCCCAGAGCCGGAAGCGCGCGAGCGTCGCTGGCGCGTCGGCGACGACATCCGGCACCGCGACGAAGCGCCCGCCCTCGACCCCGTGCAGCGTCGCGAGCATCTTCAGAAACGCGTCGGCGTCGAAGCTCGTAAACGCGCTGTTATCCGCCGCCCACACGGCGCCCGGCCAGAGCCTGGTCGCCGGGTCCGCACGCGCGCGCGGGTCAAACAGCACGCCGAGGCGCGGGTGCCCACGATAGCGCGCCACGGTGCGGCTCGCGCCGCTCACGAAGATGATCACGCGAACATCCCGCGCGCCTCGGCCTCGCCGGCCGACATGCGAAAGGTGCGAAACGAGTCACCGTGTTCCTTGCAGCAGAATTGGCCGGCGCAGGCGCGCCTGACGGTGAACGTCGCGCCGCAGAACCGGCACACCTGCGTCAGGCAGGCCTCGTGGATCGTCGTCCACGGCCGGCGCCACCCGCGTCGCCACGGCACGACCGGCTGTCCGCACACGCGACAGTCAGCCACGGTTGCGCTCCGTCGTCATCACCACCGTCGGCCCCGGCGCCACGGGTTCCTCGTCGGTCTTCAGCGCCATGCACATCAGGCTGCGCGTCACCGTCACGGCTTCGAGCGCGCGGATCGGGGCAGGGGAGTGCGCGATCTCCTCGCGCCAGAACTCAAACGCCGTGTGCAGGTCGTCGAGGTCGTGCGTGTGGTAGACGTGCTCGCGCACCATCCCGGTGCCGGTGGCGTCGTAGGCGACGACGTAGAGGTCGTAGCACGTCTCGTGCACCTGCTCGCGGCGCCCGTGTTCCTTCAGATGGTCGGCGACCTGGTGCGGCAGGAGCATCGTCGTCTCGACGCGCGGCCCCCAGTATTTCTTCCTCAGCGTGTGTGTCATGGCGCAGGCCTTTGCAGAAACCACGTCCACAGTTTGAGCAGCGTCTCGACGTCGAGGGCGCGCCCGTTCTCGATCCGCAGCAGCGTCGCCGAGCTGAGGCCCATCTCGGGCGCCAGATCCCGCAGCGAGCGCTGGTGCACCGTGCGATAGAGCCGCAGGATCTGCCCGAGGTGATGGGGCGCGGGCGTGGCGCTCATCGCGTCGAGCGCGGCCGAAACTTGTCCACCTGTGAACACGTCGCCCAGTGCGGGATGCCGACGACGTCCCACACCAGCCGGCCGTCGTCGTCATGCCGGTGCGTTTCTCTCGGCATCGGGTCGGCGTCCATCGGCATCGACTTCCCGTTGACGGTGCGGAACCACACGATCGGCGCATCGCACCCGCGACAGCGTCCCGCGTCGCCTGGTCGCGGCTGACACATCACCGTCGTCGTCGTCGCCGGCCCGCCGCCGGGTTGCATGGTTGTCGCCACTGGTCGCCTCCCGCCTCGCATCGCTCTGACGCGCGCGAGGTAGTCGCTGCCCGCGCGCCTCATCACCGCCCCTCGCCCTCGAAGCCGTCATCGAGCTTGCGAAGCAGCTCCCGCGCCTCTGCCGGCGAGATCGGGCTATTGGCTGACTGCGCCATCCACGCGATCAACGTGCCGACGGTCAGCCTGAGCGCCGTCACTTTCCGTTTCAGCAGCTCGACGTCGTCAGGCATCAGCGCACCTCGCGCACGATCACGCTCGTCATCCCGCACACGCAGTCGTAGTGCAGCTCGCGCAACCCGTCGTCCAGCACCGTCTCCTCGGTCACCGGTATGTAGCGCTGGCACACCTCGCACGTCAGCACGATCGCGCTCCCGCGTTTCTCCACCCTCGGCATCCGCACGACCAGCTCGTCGCCCTCGTCAGTAGCCACCGCGCCCCCCGCTCCTGAAGCCCTGGACGCGCCGAGGGAGCGCCTCGACGTCGATGTCGCGTTGCGCTTCTCTGAGCTGCTTCTCTTCGAGCCGCTTCGTTTCACTCACCGTCGGCATCGCCGGGCCGAATTGCACGACGAGATATTCGAGGCAGTTCATCGAGTGCTCGAAGTAGCCGTCCTTCAGCGGCATGACAATCCCCTTGCCCCCGCTCGTCCTCCGAATGCGCTCGTCCCACACGTAGCCCGCCTCAAACGCGTCGACCGCAAACGTGCCCCGCGTCGCCTGCTGCTGCCCGACGACGAACCACTTCAACGGGTCGCAGCGAAACTTCCCGCGCCGCATATACCCGCCGATGTGCTCGACCGCGTAGCTCCTGACCTCCGGCATGTTCGCCGCCTGGTGCCACCGCGCGTAGATCCCATGGTCGGCGAGCACCCGCACGCCATTCCGGCTCACGCCCTGCGAGTTCTGATGACTGCCCGCCGGGTCGCAGCACGTCCACACCTCCTTGGCCTCGGGGAACCACTGCGCCCGAAACTGCAGGAGCATCGGCGCGAAGTCCTCGATGAAGAGTGCGTCGCCCATCACACCCCCGAGCACGTAGAGGGCGCCAAACGGGAGCAGCTGCGCCCAGACGACACACGGGTGGTGATGCCCGAAGTCGATCGCCTCCAGCAAGGGCAGCGTCGCCTCGATCGCGGTCGGCACCATCATCGTCTCGCGGTGAAAGTAGCCCGCATACACCGGCGTGCCCCGCACGTTCAACCCGCGCTTGCCCTCAATCAGCCGGCGCCTGAGCGGGTGGCCGATGGGGTAGTCGCGCTTCAATTGCGCGACGTAGCCCGCGTCGAGGTTGTGCGCGTTGTCGTCGAGACTCAGCCGGATGTACTTGTGCGCGTCGCGCGCGTTGCTCTCGGGAAATTCTTTCGACAGCCAGTGACTCTCGCCGGCCGGGTTCGGCGTCAGCAGCAGCTGCTGCGGGAAGCCGACTTGTGAGAGCCGCCCCTTCAGCTCAAGGTAGATGTCCTCGGGCAGCTCCTCAGCCTGGTCGACCCACACCTTCGCCAACGTCAGCCCGCGAAACTTCGCATACCGGTGCAGCTCGCTCGTCGTCTTCAGCCCGCGCAAATACACCCGCGAGCTGCCCACGATCGCGCCGTCGACGCCGTGCACCCGAATTTCGTCGTAGTGCTCGTCCGCATGCCAGCTGACGTCCACCCCGCACTTGTCCAGAATGTCGCGCCACACCGGCTTCAGCGCCGTCGCAAGGGCATCGTCCGTCCACCGGCAAATCATCCAGTGAATCCCCGGGTGCTGCAGGCAGTCGTCGAGCACCTTCCAGCACGCCAACGTCGTCTTCGAGCTGCGGATCGCGCCCTCAATGTCGAGGTAGCGCGTCGTGTCGGTGAAGGCCTCGGACTGCCGTCCCACCCAGCGCATCCGAATGCTGTCGGATGGGCCTGAGTCTGCCGGCGGCGAGGGCGCCAGAAAGTCAGGCACCCGCAACCTCACAAATTGTTAGGAAAAATGCCACTCGCTCACGGGCCGGATATGTCACGACCGCAGGGCCGCGATACCCCACTATTTGGGGGGAGAGAAGCCCGACTTCACCACCGGCTATCGCCTGCGGGCTGGTGGGGTTCCGACCCCCGGTCGGCCCCCCGGGGGGGCGTCGAGCTGGCGCACACTGCGGGGCCATTCGTCAAGCCTATTCGTCCGACGCAGCGAGGGAGGCCTACCTTCGAGCCAGCCAAGCCCACCCGGTTCTACCTGGAACCCTCGCTGCGCCAGACACTTACGGACGACGGACGCCCCGTTTCGCCCACCGTCCAAGTTTACATAATGGGGGTTATCAGACTCGATTCCGCTAACCCCTTATTCTCGAGCCACTTAGCCTGTTTCGCCGTCATCCTGCATACTGTCGGGCTGCATACTCAGCACGACTTCATGCATAGGTATGCAGTGCGGCGACTGTGGCGCCGGCAGCTCACGCGCCTCGGTGTCGACCACCGGCAGCGCGGCGACGTGCTCGTGTACAACCCGCACCAGACCGCGCAGGTTGGCGTTCAGCGTGATATCGCGGGCCGGCTCGCCGTAGGCATACGCCAGCAGCTTGCATTCCACCTGCGGCGGCAGGCGCCCCTTGAACAGCCTGGACTGCACGCTCAGGCGATAGCGCGGATCCTCGAAGAGCGAGCGCGTCCACGACTGCAGCTCTTTGCTCGCGGCGAGCGGCTTGCCCTTCGGGCGCCCGCCGTACTTCGGATGACCTTTCTGGAATGGCGGCATGTGTTTTCACGTCTACGTCATGGACCCGTGAGGGCGGCGCGTTTACAAGCTCGACTGTAGGCCTCGGTTAGAAGTCGTAGTCGTCG